TGAAATCACTGTTCTGGTAATGGTTGGCCACAAAAACCCCGGCAGCCGTGTATTCTGCGATCTCCATTTCCTTGGGCGATGCGTTGATAACGAGCTTGTTTCCTTCCGGAATCGTCGCAATGACTTTCCCAGTCAGCAAAGATTCACCGTCTTTAATCAACGCCCATGATGGATTCTCTGCGGGTCCGAAGATGTGCAGCACACACGGTGAGTCAATTCTCCCTGTGTTGTTGACGATGGCACTGCCGGCCGTTATTTCGAGGTACGTATAGCTGTACGCATAGGGATAGGTCTTCCCTTCGGCTTCACTCGTTTGCGCCCTGAAGGATCTGTTGACGTCGTACCACGTGCTCATGCACAAGAAGTCTATGGGGCAGATGAGCTGCTTTCTCTTACGATCTATCTCCGCTTTCTTGATCCGCTTGACGGTGACGTCTATGTAATACCATGTTGATTCAGGCATATAGCAAAAGGTCAGCGGCAGCACAGCGCAATGGTCAATGAACGCCAGGTATTCGCTGTATCCGGTCACTCCCTTGAATGAGATGTCTCCGGAGATTGTCTTTTGTTCCAACTCGTTTTCCGTCTCAATGAAGTCATACCCCGCTTGAACACTTTTGATGGTGCGTGACAAGCCGAGGCCATCGACACTCTGCATGAAAGAGGCAGGGATGGAAAGATCATACTCGGTGCCCTCGCCGTTGATCAGTTTGAATCTTCTCATCCCTGGTCTCCTCCTTAATAGTTGTAGCCCAGCTGCCGATTGAGATCGCGAACAGCCGCTGCTCCGTCTCGGGTTGCGTAATTGGTGAAGTTGTTTACCTGGTTGAGCACGAATCCACCGGCACCAGTCCGCCTGGGTTGTCCGCTGCCTGTCGGATCCTCGAACGATGTCGGTATGGCGTTCTGCATGTCATTGGCAACGGCGTTCATTTCGTTTGCAAAGCCTATTCCAAGGCCCAGCGCCATGTTTTTGCCGACGCCGGCGAACACGGTTGACGGAGACTTGATTCCGAAGAAGTTCTTGAGCTTGGTCAGGATCCCGCTGCAGAACTCCTTGATCTTGTTCCACACCCAGTCTGCCGCGCTCTTGATTCCTTCCCACAAGCCCTTGATAAGGTTTAGCCCTGCATCCGCCATGGCGCCCACGAATGATCCAAATCCCGATAGTATGGCTGCCATGATCTGAGGTATGGCCTTGACGATGCCTCCTATGATTGCCGGCATGTTCCGCACGAGCGCGATGAAGAGTTGTACTCCCGCGGCGACAATTTGCGGAATGCTTTGAGTCAATGCGGTCGTGATGCCGTCGATGATCTGTGGAATTGCCGCTGTGATGGTTGTGATGATGAGCGGCAGGTTGTTGACGAGCGCAATGAGCAGCTGCACACCGGCGTTGATGAGCTGCGGGATCGCCGCGAGAATTGCTGTGGTGATCCCCGTGATAATCTGCGGTATTGCGGCCACGATTGACGGTATTGCCAATGGTATAGAGTTGACCAGGGCAGTAAACAATCCCAAGCCGGCTTCAATTACCAAAGGAATATTTTCAGCCAGGAATTCCACGAAGGCCGTGACAAGCTGTACCACCATGTCGGCAATTGGCTGGACGTTCTCGAGTATCGCTTCGATGAGCCCGGTCAAAAGCGACGTCGCACCCTCGAGCAATGCCGGCAAAAGCTCTGGCATAACTGAGACGATGACGTCGACTACTTCCTGGAGCATTGACGAAATGGTATCGACAACGTCCGGGACGTACCTGGATACGGATTTCATTCCTTCGACCAGGTTCGTTGCCAAGTATCCCCCGATAGCCTCGATGTCCTTCGGCTGTAGTCCGTCTTCCAGTTCCGTTGCGATCTTTGACATGAAGGCGCTGAAGCCTTTTGCCGCGGCCTGTACAGCCGGCACGAAGATAACGGCAAACTGTCGGGCGATCCCGTCAAGCTGGGCGTCCGTCTTTTCCATGACGTCATCGAACTCTCCGAGCTTGGCGATCATCGCGTCATTGAGCACCAGACCGGCCGCTGCGGCTTCTGCAGCGTAACGGTTCAGCGCTTCGCTCCCGGCGTTAATCAGCGGCATCATGTCCTGGTACGATTTTCCAAACAATTCCTGCGCTGCTATTTCCTTCTCGGTTTCATTGGTTAGCTTTCCGATAGCGTCAATAGCGTCATAAAACACCTGCTCGGAATCACGCAACTGCCCGTTTGAATCCCGTATTGAAACGGACAGTCCATCGGCAACTTGGATATAGCCCTGTCCTGCCTTGGCAGCTGCGCCGGTTGCCTTCACAATTTTGCTCAGACCCTTGGCCATCGACTCTACTTCAACATCAACAAACCTCGCCGCGTACGTCCATTCCTGGAGCGTCTTTGCCGAAACTCCGGTGTTTTGGGAGAGCGTGAGCAGTTCATCCGCCCAGTCCCCGGCCGCAGTGGTTATCTTGTACACGCCCACGGCCGCAGCTATAGCTGCCGTTCCAATGGCCACCACGGCTATTCTGGCGGCTTGCAAGCCAACCGTTACAACACTCCCCGCGACTTGTCCTATAGCCTTGAGTGCGCCGGTAAAACCCTGTAGCTTGCTCGGATTCATCTCGTCCTGCATCGACTGAATCGACGTCTCGTTGCTTCTCAGTTCATTCTGCATTCCGTTTAGTGCAGCCGTTGCGTTGTTCAGTTTGATCCGGTAAGCGTCCGTCTTTTGATCAGCCTCGCCGTATGCCGTAGCACTCTCCTCTAGGGCCTTGGCCAATGCGGCAACGATCTCTTTTTGCTGCTCAATCTGCTTCACGAGTACAGAATTCTTTGCCGTCAGTCCCTCAACCGACTTTGCATTCTCACCAAACGCTGACGTCGTTGCCCGGCTCTCGGAAGCGAGTACGCGCATTTCCCTCGCTGCCTGCTGCATGGCGCTATTGAATTCCTTCTCGCCGTCGAGCGCCAGCGTGGTCTTAATTTCGCGTTTCACTCCCAATCACCGTCCTTCCGCTTCTTGCGCTTGATGCCGTGCAGGTGTTCGTCGTATTCGCGTCGGATATGAAACAGGCCTATAATCGCCCCCGGTGCGGTCCGCCAGATCTCGCGCATGGATAGACCGGCAATCAGACCCATTTCAATAAGGCGCAGCAGAATTACCGATCCGCTGCGCTCCCCGCGTTTTTTATCTCATTGAGAACCTCGTCCTGATCATCGTCGGTTTCGTTCCCGTGCCTCATGCCTTCGTTGATTGCGCCCATGAGAACGTCCTTGGCTCTCATTAGCGCACCCGGTTTCATATGAAGCATGACCTTCTCCGAAGTGATGATCGGATTAGTGGTCCCGTTTTCGTCGTTGTCTATCGCGATGCCCTGATTGACAAGAAGAGCAATAAGCCAGGCGAATTCATCGATGGCGCCTCCGCCAAGCTTTTCGAGTTCCCCGGCCATCTGCGATAATCCACCATATCTCTTTGTGACGTCACGCATGGCCGCCGTTGTGAACTCAAGGCGGTACTGTTGTTTCCCAATCTTAAGAATGAAAAGTTCTTCGCTCATACAAAAAAGGGCGGTATATCTACCGCCCTTTTACCTCCTCTCGTTTATGCCCCGCGCTCCACCAGTAAAACGGTTGCGGCTGCGATCGCAGCGGTAGCCGCGTCTACGCGCGATTGGGACGGAGATGTCATCGCTGCCACAGCCACGGCCGTGGTCAGTGCATTGGCCAGAGCAACCCAGCTCACCGAAGTATAGTCTTCGGGATCCAGCGCCGATGCCACGCCAATGGCGGCCGTCAGTGCCGTTTTCGATGCCGGTTCGCCGACGTTCGCGAATTCATCAAGCCAGGAAACGGCGTCGGCTTCGGCTGGAAAATCCGCAATGTCCCGATAGGTTTGTTCCGTGTCATTCACGGTCATGATCTCGCCCTCGATGGTCGGCGTTTGCCATTCAATGCTCTCGCCCTTGGTCTTGGCTTCCTCTGCCGGGAAAACCCATTGCGTCTTGTAGTACCTAATCGCACGGATAGTCCTGACGCCGTCTTTGACGCGGATACGGCAATAGCCGAATCCACCATACGGAGCATTGTACGTTCCGGCATCACGGATCACTGTGACCCCGTCGACTGTCTTTTCTTGCGAACCCAGCATCATCTTGATTGCTTCTGTTGGCAGATCGTCGATGCTTAGCGTGATCGTTCCGCTCAGAAAACTCTTCTCTGATTCAACGACCTTATCGTCTCCGTAGAGCTTTGCATCGGAGCGTTCGATGGAGACGTTTGCCCCTATGGCGTACCCAATCACCATGCCGGTGCTATAGGTAGGCAAGCCGCCGTTGGGCTCGGTAGCGATCGGCGAAAACACCGGATGCTTTAACCCAATAATTGCCATTTACTTTATCAATCCTTTCTCTCTGAGAAATAGCTCAAACTCTTCTTCCATAACAGCCTGTACCGGGTCCGCCGACAGTTCGTCTGCTTCGTCGACCCAATTGGTTGCAGGAAGTTTGGAAGTCCCATAATGCAAATAGAACGCCTTCTCGGCGTTTCTGATTCCTTTGCGGTCTTTCCCTTGAGGGTAGATATCCACCCGCTTTATGCCTTGGATTTCATCGGGCTTTTTTCTGTACCCGATGCTGTTGATCATGTCGCCTGTATGCCTGAACCCGTGCATGGCTGCCGACAGTTTCCACGCTTTCTTGACTTCTTCGGCTCCGCGCATCAGCATTCTGTCGGCCGTAGGGCTTACAAGCGCACCCATGCCCTTCATTTGCTCGATTATCTCGTCAATACCGGACGTGCTGAACCTCGCCATCAGTCCACCTCGCAGTCCCAGATGTGGTGAACGTAGCCGGTGTCCTGCTCAAAGTCCGTGAGATGCTCGTGGGCGATTTCGTTGGCCTTGAGCAATTGCGTGATCGCATCAGCCAACGGGTCGAATTCAACTTTCGTGAACCGGTCAATTTGGATTCTGTGGACAGTTTCAACTGCGGCGTTATCCGCCATCAGCGGCTTCTCGCCGTATTCGTGCCAGACGGTATAGTTCGGTGTGAGCGTGGACGTGTAGTGCGACGCCTGCGGATCCGCTGTGATCAGCAGGTCTCTAAACTCCTGCAACGTCATACGCACTCACCACCCGACTTAGATTCAGATCGGTAATCCGCTCGCCGCTTTCCTTGTCGCGGCCATGGAACGCACGCTCCACTTTGTACTGCTTCCCGTCCGATAGAACCACCAGCGTCTGCCGGCTGACTCTTCTGTCCTGCAAAATACGGATCCTTGCGCTGATCTCCACGTTCTCCTGCATTTGTGTTTCGAACACAGGATTTGATTCGAAGTCCAGCTCGCCGTACCATGGCTGCGAGAATGCTGGCAGTACCGGTCTTATTGCCGGCATGTTTCCGGCAGCAGCCGTGTTCTCAATTGCGTACAGGCTGCAGATCCCGGTATCAAGAATCAACGGCATCACGCCCTTTTGTGGAAATCCACCGCTCACGAATCCGGAGGGAGAGCCATTGCGGCATCCCTCCGGGCTCGTCGCGGTTCTTATAGCGCCATACGGCGTAATCCACGAGCACCATGAGATCGTCAACATCGTCCTGCAGGTAGATCCCCTTTCTCGTAAGCTCGAGTTCCGCTGACCGAATCACCGTTGCAAGGTAGGTGTCCAGCACCGTATCGGTCCGATTGAGGCGTTGCTTAACCAGCGGCAATGCATTCGTGCTCAGTGCGCTCATTGTGGGTCCTCCTTATGAAGCGATGGTGTAGGCGGCCGACAGAACGCCGGACGGCGTCATCCCGGTCTTGAATGCCTTGGCCTTAATGGTCACCGGATCCGTCACCACGATCGGCTCGGTATAGGCGGTGTCCTCTTCATCCGGCGTACTGCCATCCAGAGTGAAACGGATCGTTGCGCCTGCTGTTCCGCAAGCAAGCGCCACCGGCGTATTGTCGGCAATCTCGCCGGCTGCCGGATCCGCTGTCGGCGTGGCCACGACCAGGATGGTATAAGCAGCGATTAGGACCTGCGAGTTGTTCATCGCACCCTTCATGGCAATGGCCTTGATGGTCATCGCTCCGGTGATCTCGATGGGCTCGGTGTACTCGTCGCTGTCTTCATCCGGAGCGCTGCCGTCCGTGGTGAAGTAGATATGGGCGTTGTCTGTCTCGGTGGTCAGCTCCACTGTGTCACCGATTAAAACCGCTCCCGCTGCGGGATCCGCTACAGGCGTCGCGCACGTCAGCGGCGACAGCTCCGTCATGGCGTCAACCAGAGCATCGGTAGCGATCAGATACGCTTCATTGGTGGAGTTTTCGTTCTCCCGGATTGCAATTGCTGCTGTCATCGCGGCCTCGACTACCGCCCATGACCCGGATGAATAATCCGTTTCATCCAATCCCTCAGCCGTGCTTATGGCCTCATCGAGGGCCGCCATCACGGCTACTGAGGGTTTGCTTCATCGCTCGCGAAGGACTTGGTGGTTGTCGGGCTGGCGTTGGCGATGTTGACCATCACGAAGCCCTCGCCGTACACCGGCATACCGTCATACCTCGCCGTGCCGCGAAACACCGTCTGATCATCCGTGAACGCAACGTGCTCGGATACCGCCAGACTCGATCCGGCACGCTCCGCCAAGAGATACAGCGAGCCGAAGCCGCCGATGATGTCGTTGTCGCTGATGAAGTCGAGCTCAACGATGTCGCCGCCCTCGATCGGCATCTGCGCTTTTGCACCCGCCACCAGCGCACCGGCAGCGTTGAATTCCAGCGCCTGGCTCATCAGTTTCATGTGCGTCTTGCGGTTCATCGCCCAGAACGTCCCGCCGCTGGCGTAGTTCGGAGCCGCAACACCGAGATCAAGAAGCAGCGTTTGGAAGAACTGGATAGCCGACATGCTTGTCGGGTCGAACTTGAGAAGATGCGTTGCGCGAAGATCGGTCCATGCCGGTGCGTAGGTCCCCCAGCCAGACGGCTGCGAGGCCTGTGCAAGCCTGGTCGCGATACCAAGCGGCATCTTGATGCCAGTACCGAACAGTAACGCCTTATCAAGCGCATAGCCGATGGCCTGACCAAGCGCGTCCATGATCTCGGCAAAGAGGTGGATGTCGGAGGTGTCTTCGAGCGTCGAGTTCGGTACCGGGATGTATCCGCCGACCTTGTAACCGTCAACCTCGATCTGGTTGAACACGAGCGCAAGCTCGTTGATCTTGCCGATCGCCTCGGTCCAGACGCCTTCGGGGATGGCGCCCATGATGGTCTGTCGCGATTTGCCGGAGACGTTTTTGACGCGAGGATGCTTGAGCAGCTTGCTGTACCTATGCAAGTTGTCGCGAAGCAGATCGAGCATCACGTCGGGGATGGCGAGTTCGGCACCGTTTACGGTACGTTTCTGTCCTTTATTGTCGCGAACGCGGCTGAGGAAGCTTTTGACATCCTCTCGGGCGACAAAAGCCTCGCGCTGTTCAAAGCTGAGGCCGAAATCGAATTTGGTACGATGAGACATAGGATTATCATCCTTTCTTTCTTTGCTTTGATTGGAATCGGCCGGCATTGGTGCCGGTTTCTTGCTGCGGTCCTCGATCTCCGCCAACTGACTTTCGAGGTCCTTTATTTGGTCCTCGATGTTTTTTTTTGCGCCGGCCTGATCTGCTTCCTCGGTTTCCAGCGTTGTCTGGTCCACCTCGAGCCGTGCCACTTCCGCGTCGAGTGTCTGTTTGTCTTCGTCGCTGGTTTCCGCGGTGGTTTCACCTACCGCGGCCTCGAGTTCATCCTCGCGCGTTTTGAGCGCTTCCCTGCGCTTCTCGAA